AGTTTGTACATCTTGTACACTTGTTTCGCTAACGGCGCCCCCTTCAACAGGGTTGCCCGCATCAGCGGACCCTTGCTCTTCTTCACTCATCAATAACTCCAATTCCTATTTTCATGACTTGCTCGTCATCCAGGCCAAGGAACGAGATGATGCGACGTACCATGTCGCGTGTTCCCTCTAGATGTTGAACCTCTTCCGGTGCGCGTACTCCTGTAACTTGAAACAACCCACTAGCCTTCATCATGTCACGCAGCACCACTTGTCCTTCCGGCACATTCATAAAGATGTGGCGGTAGGATTCGACCAACTGTTTCTGGGTGGTCACTGTTGGGCGGCTTGACTGATTTGGCTAATCTTCAACGCCGCGTCAGCAGCTTGCGGCGCTGCTTGTACGGCTTGCTGTAATTGTTGCTGTTGTGCGCGGCCCTGGCGTACTTGTTGTATCTGCTCCTGATCGTTCAGGATGCTTTGCGGTACACCGTTTACGTCGGCCAAGACCCGCGTGATTTCGTCAAAGTTAAAGTTGTCCATCACAGACGGATCTACCGCTGCAATGGGTTGAACCATTTCTAATGTTCTCAAGATACCTACTCCCTCTTCTGACTTCATCGCACGCGACAGCGGCGACACATACTCAACTTGGTATTCCTGTCCTTGTAATATCTCTGGCACTTCAGGCAGCAATCCTTGGCGTGCAAGGATGCCTAGCTCTCTCTCAATCAACGGGCCTAGCGTTTCCGATTGTTGCCGTCCTACGGTCGGTGCTAACAACGCGCCTTTCTCTTGCGCCCGCTGCAATACTTCCGTTGCAGTCATTGCCGGACTATCAACAAGGATCTGAAATAAAGTCACGAGGAAAGCATCGTTAATAGTACGGCGCCGTCGCTCCATCATGTCTTCGCCAATGTCAGGACGGCCACCTGTATTAAGTGGCTGTATGGGCGCCTGTGTTCTGCCATCCAACCGGGCGAACGTTGCGCCGCCAGCCCGTGTGTTGACGGGCAGTATGACGCCGTCGTCAGCTATAAGCAGGGGCGGGTCTACAACTTTTTCACCAGCGCGGATAACCACGCGGGACATGGCCTGTAACATCTTGATGTCAGGAAGCACCAGCATCGCTGGGGATCGACCATATGTTTCACGTGGGCCAGTGACGTAGCGGCTAATGATGTAAGGGAAATCTTCGTAGCCGCCTTCTTCTATAACGGTCTTGGTTTTTGTTTCGTAGTACGCTGACCCAAACTCCATGTTGATGCGGTCGCGCATAGACACGTCGCGGTCTGTACGAGGCGCCACAACATGCAACAACTCAACGCGCTCATCAGGATTGTCGTTAGCTTTGTCGCGCACTTCCTTGCTGATGTCTTCGTCGTTAAACATCAGCGCAACTTGTCGCGCCGTGCAATCCATCTTCCGGTACACGGTATCAATGATGCCGTGTTCGTTCTCTGCGATAAACATGTCCGACAGGTGAACAGCGCGGTAACGGAAACCCTCGTCAAACTTCTCGTCAACGAACATGCCGCCCGTGCCGAAAGCGCCTAACGACAAATACCCTTCGTGCATTTGTGATGCGAAGTTGGCACGGGGGGCGTAGCGGTAATGGAACAGTGCGTTCTCTACAGCGTCAAACCATGCGGCGACCTCTGGAACGCGGGACAATTCTGGGTCACTGGTGCGAAGCGTGTGCCACCTTGCACCACGCGGCGTCAGTAAACTCTCAACAGCAGCGGCGAAACGTTCAAGGGCAAGCGCACTTGTGGCGTCATACATCTTGTCTGTGCGCTTATCGCCAGGGGTGCGGGTGCCAGTGAACTCAGAAGAACGCGGTAGCACTCTCTCTGAAATCTCTTCCCACAGGCTTTCCCATGTGCCGCGCTTACTCTTCATCCGCTCGTAGCGTTTGAAGATTGCGTCAGTGTCTTGAAAGTCCATCAGACCCCCAGCATTGTTGTTTTCTGTATCGCGCCAACATCAGTGTTGCGCGGGACGCCTTGCATGATCGTGCGCCCTTGGTAAGTACCGCCGCCCGTTGTGGACATGGCAGAACGTTGCGCCTTGTCTAAACGTGCGCCCATAGAACTCTGCGCTGGTTTAGATCCGCCGCTCTGCATCTGGTTGTACATCTGTTGTGTACACATCACTTTTTCTTGGCAGTCTTCTTCACTGGTTTCTTTTTAGATGGACGACCAACTTTGCTTCCGTAAGTACCGCGACCTTTTGGCATGTCTACTTCCTCTTCTTTGCTGTTTTCTTAGATTGTCTAAACGCTTTCGCTGTCGGCGCACCCTTGGCGCCCGGTTTACGCATGCGCTCACCAGAACCAGCGGCTATTCTTTTTTTCTTCGCATGAATGTTGGCATAGAGGCCTGGACGTTTTGCCATTCAAATCACCAATTTTTACAAGACCAATACCGTGCGGTAAGGATGTCTTTAGCTGACGAACAATTATGCCTGGCCCGGAACGACTTACGCCGCTCTGGGTTGCTTTTCTTGATCGTCATGTTGGGGTCGCCAAATCGAATGAGGCGTACCGTCTTACCCTTCTTTGCAAGGACAGCGAACTTTTTGTTTTTGCCGGGAGTTCTTTTTTTCTTGTTATATCCAGAAAACTTTTCCCCGCGATATGTGATAGCCATTAGCCACCTAGAAGATTACGGATGCCAAGGTTGGCTTCTTCAGTGACCCCCTGGCCACCCGTCAGCAATGTCGGTGCGCGGCCACGCGCAAGTATGTTGCGTCGCCGGGTGCTGCGTTGTGCTGCTGTCATCTCTGGATCGTCCCGCGTTGGCGGGGCAGGGGGCGGGGGTGGTGCAACAGGGGGCGGTGGTGGAGTTGTATTACCGATGCACATTATCTTCCCCCTAAGACTGATCTATCGCCAAGTAAACTGTTGACGCCCATACGAACTGCTTGCCCTGCGACAAAACCAAGCGGGCCACCGATGAGGCTGCTGGCGCCAAAGCCAGCGAACCCGCCGACAGTTGGTGGGGCGTTAAGATCTGCAAGAACGCCGCCTCGTGATGGCGCAACCATATCTCTGGAATATCCCTGACTATCATCTTGAACTTGTTGATCAGAGCGGTTGTCTCCCAGGAAGCGACCAATCGTGCTATCGGAGTAATTGTAAGTGGTAGTGTTGGGGGTGCCATCAGGGTTGTTGATGGATCTAGTTCTCTCCCCGTACATATCGTCTCCCGCCCCAGAGCTACCGTCTCCACCTCCACCACACATACTAAAACTCCTCGTCAAATCTTTTGCGCGTTATCGAATAACAGTGATAGGTCTGCCTATCCGCTGAGTAATCCTGGCAAGTTGCCTCGCGGATAAATCCAATTGTCTCTAACCAACGATGCGCCACGTCGTGACCGTCAGCGGACCAACAATCCAATCTAACGGCGCCGGTCCTCGCTATCTCCGTAGAGAAGTCGCGCCGTATGGATTTGGTCACAGACAAAGCCACGTCGGGCCATTGGTCCGTTGCAAACATCCAACACTGCCACACCTTGGGTAGCCGTTCGTTAGCGCCCCATGCTGCGACAGGTATGTTGTCTTTGAACGCCGCGTAGCAGAACCGTTGCCCGTGGGACATGACTGCTAGGTTTTCTGGCGTTGGATTAAAAAGATGCGGGTAGATCTCGTCTCTGTCCGCTTGTCGCATGTTGCGTGCGATATAAACAACGTCGGCGTAGTACGCCGGTTCTATCTTAACCGTCATGCAAAGTTATCTGCGTAATCCGACATGATTACCGGGCGCCCGTCACTAAGACGCTGCGTCCGCGACAAGTTGCTCAATGTGTCGTCTTCGTTTTGATCTCGCAGCCCAACCGCTAGATAGCGGAAAGCATCAGCACTATGGCTGCTATGATCGTGATTAGGACGATCACGCCAATCGTTTTTTCTTGCATCCCATGCTCGATGGTATGCACGCAGCATTTTAATGCCTTCAGCACATTTGCGCCGATCAAAGTAACAACGCGGGAGTAAACCTCTAACAGCTTCGATACCATCTTGAACCTTCAGTTTTGCAACAACAGTTGGCCGCATGCCTAAGTTCAACAAGATTTCGTAGCGGCTGGAGCCGCTGCCTAACTCCCTCACCATAATGTCATGGGGGAAGTAGAACTTGTCGTAGTTGTACGGCTTGTTGTTTAGTTCCTTTACATAGTGATGAAGCCCTTCACCGCTGGCTTCATAGTAGTCGATNAGCCTNATCTCTCCGGTCCGTGGATACTCTTGGCAAAACCATATAGCAGTTGAATCCGCGACGCCCAGATCAAAGGCCACCGACACTTGCAGGTTGGGGTCATAGGGTACACTTGTGATGCGCNGATCTGTTTCTGCGAGATCCAGCGCCTGTGCGTAATAGCTCCCAACCAATGCAGCACTCCAGCTACATTCAAATTCCTGTTGATACTGGCTCTCGTCCATAATCTCACGAGCCGCATCAAGTTCCTCTTTCTTGAGGATGCCAGTCTCCGATGCCCTGAAGATCATCGAAAACCANTCGTTGCTGCCNTCCTCTTGTTGCTGGATGGCGTAGTCGTATATCTCCTTAANCTGGTTGGACCCGCGTGGNGTTCCNATCCAGGTGCAGTTGCCNANNCGGTCTGTGATAGCTGGGCGAATGACCTCCGGGTACAAGCGGCTGTTCATGTCCGCGTACTCATCGAGGATTACGCTATCAAGGAACAAACCCCGGAGTGCGTCTGCGCTGTCGCCGCCCAGCAAGTATATCTTGCGGTTGTCTGGTAGGTCGCACCGTAGCTCTGCCTCGTTAAACTTAACTCCCGGTATGACACCCGCGTATTCTCGTAAGTATGCCCAGGCTATTCTCTTTGCTGCTGTGTACGTGGGTGCAATGTAAGCCCCCTGTGGTCGAGGGTGGGGGCAGAGTAATATGTCGCGCAGCAGATGGTTCAATGCCATCACTGTCTTGCCGAAACGTCGGTGTGCGACCGCTACGTTAAACCGGCGTGAGTTAGTGTGGAACTCTACCTGTAGCGGACGCGGAGTGTACGGTATTGTAACGTTCTGCGTCTGTTGTTGCATTCGTGCCACACCTCCCTAGTGGCGGGACGGCCAAAGGACGATAAGACCGCCCCGCCTCCCGTCAGGCGGCGAAAGGGAGGTGAAGACCGCAAACGACGGGAATTTTAAAATCCACCTCCCAGTTGTGCCGGGGATGGGACCATACTGTGTCAGAGTGCCGATCTGGGGGGTACCCCTGGCCAAGACCCCCCACCCCCAAACAGGCTAGAAACCTGAAAGTCATTGGCTAAGTTCTGCCACGTTCGTCGGGGCATTTACATTTTGATTTACAATTCAGGGCGCGGCGACGTTTTCGGGCTGTTGATTATGTGGCAACATTCGCGCGCGAACGTCCGCTTGATCACCGGAAAAAATGGTTTCAGCCGTGCCTTCTATAGTTTTCCAGCCCACCACCATTGGCCCATTGTGAGTGATTTCGGCACGTTGCGCCGGTTGGTAGATTGCGAGGCGCTTTTCTGCCATCCATTCAGCGTGCCTTAACAACTCTTTATATTTAAGTACATCGTCGCGTTTGGTTGCCGATGCTAGATCCTTTCGGGCGTTTTCCAGGCTGACAGTAATTCCATTGCACGCGGCTTGATCAAACAATTCATCAAACGCAGGATCGGCGCGACGCGCTTCCCAAACCCCCTGCCGCGATAATTTATATTCCTCACATAAATCAATCAGCATGCGACCTTGTGACATGCCGGTGATAATACTCTCTTTGACAGTTTGGGTGATTTTACGCGGTTTTCCGCCGCCGCGACGTTGGGCCATTTTAAGGAAATTAGCACCCGATATGACATTTTCGCAACAGTTTTGACCGTGATTTAAATAAAATGACCTTCAGGTTACATTTATTGTTTATTATGTGTAACAAATTGTGATATCAAACGTCACTACATAAACGACCGATAATTAAAACGTCCCGGCAAAGCGTTGCAACGCCAAGCCGGGACTAATCACAAACTGAAATAGGAGTTTCAGATAATGACTAAACCAACTTTATCACAGACAATCTGCGACATGCTAACCGAAAACACCGGTACGCATATGCTAGACAGCGGCGGCGACAATGGCCGCAGCTGGCAACAAAACCAAGGCCTGACAGTTGACGCCTTGGAAGCCATGCCAAGCGCAACTCTCGAAATTTATCATTCTAAAAAGTGGGGATATGACTTGTCTCCCACAATCAACGTCTATCATTTCCTGCGGGATAGTTTGACGCTGGATGAATACTGTCAGGAATTTAACGCGCTTCCCGTCAATGATTGGAACGGTTGCACATATGGTTTGTCTGCGGCTGGCCAAGAATGGCTTTTGGAGCGTGATTTTAGAATTTATGAGGAAAACACGTTCAACACATACAATTGGGAAAGCCGATTGTCGCAGGTGTTACAATACACCTATTTAAAATCACCGGAATTTGACGGGTGCGGCAACGATCGCGGCGACTATATCCTATTGCAAGTTCACGGCGGCGCGGACGTACGCGGCGGATATACCGACGCCAAACTATTCAAAATTAATTGCGACAATTTCGGATATGAGGCTTGCGGCTTTTCTGTTGAGTTGCCGGGCGTTGATACGAAAACGCCCAATCTTTTTGATGGCTCATTTTTAAACGGTCATGTCACGCTGGATTGGTCTGGGGAGTGGATTTCAAACGGCGGCAGTTGCGCTTGTGACGAATATCTTTCGGAATTTTGCAAGCTGGCATTTGACGGGTTGGAAGGTGAGCAATCCTCGGTAACGATTGCAGGCGATTATTGGGGGGCGTGCTAATGTCTCATATCACAACCCCTAAAGAGTGGGCGGCTGACTTCATACGTCATGGTTGCACGTTGTCACAAGTTGAACGCGAATTGGAAGCGTGCAACGCCGAACCCCAAATGCGAGCAGATGTTGTCTGCGAATTTTACCGGCAAACGATTGAGAATATGGAAGTAGCCAAACGTGGCCGCGACCAGTTCCGGGCGTGGACAACATGCTAAGCGCCAGCAACGTTAAAGATTTGATCGCCCTAGCCACATTCGTGGCCGGGGTTCTCTATGGGTTGCCCATTATTATTGAGGCATTAATATTTTAACAAACGGGAGTTTTATTAAATGAACACTATTATTGAATTTCGCGCTAACAAATCTAATTTTGAACAACATCCTACTTTTCTCGGTTGGGATAGCATTTTGTTGTTAGAGGATACACCGGACCGTATTGTAATTATTGGCCGTAATTATGGGTCTGATGATGTTTATCAGCCTTGGACGGGCCAACAATATTTGGAATTCGACGGCATTGATAGAGACAATTTTTTCGAAGAAATCAGCAACGGCAATTATTATTGCATTGGGATAATGGAAAACGAAAAACCCAAAGAAGAAGACGAATAACCATAACCGTTAAGCCAACCCTTTAAGGCCCGCTGATTCACGTTTTGATTAGCGGGCCTTTCGATACCCCGGACCGCCAGATACGTTCCAGTGACGCTGAAAACCGCCTACGCAGGGTTTGTGGATGAATGCCTAACTTATGCCCTAACTTAGACCATGCCGGCCCGCGTGATCGCGGCCACCCGGCACGTTGTGCCGAAAACGCAACATGCCACGCCAGCCGCACGTCCTCCGGGTCTGCGTGCCATAGAGTCTCCAGCACGATATCTAGGCGCGTTACCTCCCGCGACGTGGGCGGACCTAGCCGTGGCCGTTCGCCGAATCTGTCGTACGCGAATTTGTTCGGCAACGTATCCGGCCACGCGCTCCCATACCCCGCCGGTTTGACAGGCGGTTGCCGGGTGATTGTGCGTGCCGCTTCCAACAGCATTTCCTCAAATTCGTCCATGTCGAAAAATGGCGCGTTTTCCATGTTGAAAAATGGCGCGTTTTCAGAAAGGGATTTCATCGTCGGCCAGCCCCCGCGTTTTGACCTTTGTGATTTCTGAACCTGGGAAAACGGCTTTGATCTCATTCCCTATGTTTTTGCACTTGTCATTGAACACCGCTGCAATGCGTGCAATCTCTGCCATTGTATAGACGCGCACGTCTTGATTCTCTTTCGCGTACTTCAACGCCTCTGCTGTATCCTTTACAAACGCGTGGGGTTGCCCGTCGTCGTCACGCCATACCCATGCGTCCACTTCTAACGGTCGCTGTCTTCGATCCACCGCTTCCTTGTCCAATGCTATCCACGCCCGTTCCATTACACCGGCACGCTTCGACACTTCGTCCGCGTCGTTATCATCAATGGCCTTGTCAAACTTCGCCTTGGCAGATCCAAACTTAGCAGCCGTCTCCGGGCTGACTAATTTGGGTAGCCGGTCCACACCCCACTTCTCTTCCATCCGATGCGCTACTCTATCAACCACTGCAACCGTATGAAAAATGGCCTCTCTAACTTCGTGGCCAATGTCGTTAAAATTCGTCAGTCTGTCGGGTCGCGGTTGCCGTTTCATATGGCACCCCCAAGTAGCAGATTGGGGGCCATATCCCTAGGGGGGTGTGTTACAACGCTCCCCCCTTTAGGGGCCACTATAACACACACCTTTTTATTGTTGTATTTCAATGACTTATGACCATGTAACACATCGATGTGTTGTATAAGGGTTTTGTTTAAAATCAATGACTTACGACCCCCTAACTGCACGCATGTCGTTTTACGCATTCGTCCGATACCCCTTCCGATCAAGCAAAATTGCACCCGATATTTCAAGATCCTTGGCTGCTATTTGCACCACTCTGCGCCGCTCATTTAACAATATTGGAAGTGCGTCGAGCAGCTTCCTACCCGAACGTTGTTTAAACGGATTGCCCTCATCCCAAGCCTGTTTAACAGCATCGACAATCTTGTTTTTGAGCGCTCGTTTTTCGATCTTATCGATGTGATCCGGCGACGTTGGAAGGTGAAAACAACCCTGATCCCAAATAATATTGACATCCGTTTGGGCGCCGCTGGCACTATAATTAGATTTCTTGCGGCTTAACGTCCTGACATCATCCATGTCGTCGTCTTCTTTGGACAAATAGGCCCGCGCCCTGGCACTGTTCTCCCATGCCGTAGACCCTGACAACCCACTGCCACTGCTCATCCCCGACAGCGACGGGTGCGCCAGCACCAGCACCGACGCCTTGTAATTGACACATAGGCTACCGCAATAGGTTTTTATAAACGTGTTGACCTGACGCCGTATGTTTTCGTTGCCCTGAAACATATCGGCGGCTGTGTCGAGAATGATAAATATCTCATCCGACCCAGCGTCATCTTTAATCCGCGTGATTTCATTACATATGTCTGTGAAAAATTCACCGGCTTGGTCTTCGCCGTCCGCTGGAAACGTAACCAGCCCGTTCTCACCACCAACACGCGGCCATATATATAAGTCGCTGGACGCCCTGCTTGTAATATCGTTAACCCCCAACCACTCATTAATGGACAACTGGCGCCGTTTAATCTCATCCGCGTCATCCTCACAGAACACGGCAAGCACTGGCATCGGGCGTGTTTCAATACCAATAAAATCACGCCCGTCTGCAACACAGTTAGCCAACTGGTGCGCCAATAAACTTTTACCGACGCCGCCTTGGCCAAATAGCATGCTGACTGCCCGCGCCGGAAACCACTGATCCAACAGCCACTCGCGTTCGGCCACTGGCCCCTGTATTTCTGACGCTCTTAATAATGGAAACGCCGGTTCGCCCTCCGCGACCTGCTCTGTGATCGCCGTTGGACGCGCCGGTTCCCTTATTTGTTTAAGATTGAAACCATATGCCTCTGCCCAGCGAAAAATGGACCCGGCGCCAATGGCGCGAACGTCTTTGATCGACCGCCACGCCCTGTCCGTTTCGCCCTCATCATACTTGCGTGACCGCTGCGACCATCGGTGTGCAAGCTCGTAGCCCTCTTCACCCAGCGCCCCTTTGATCGCGTGCAACGTCTGCACCCACGTCTCATAATGCTCGTCATCGTTGGGCAGGTGGGCCAGGGCAACGTTTACCTCGCCAATCTTGCCTTGCTGTTCCTTAAAATTAAGACTGCTTGTCTGCGACGGCGCCCGTTCCTGTGACCGTCCTTTAAGGTTGCCGTAGTTGCCCATGACCACGACCGCTGCGTCCATGAACTCACTGATGGCGTCGTCTGAAACGGTTGTAAGATCCGTCGCCTTGACCTCGCTCAACTTATCCTTGGGCCAGCGATACGGCTTACGTGTGTCTGGGTGTTCGCCAGCGGCAACGAACTGCTGTCCCTCTGCTAAAATTTCAACACCGCAATCCTTGCCGTCGATCTCATAGACCCCGGTGCGCTGTTTCTTTCTTGGCTGTTCGCTACGGAAGACCAGCAACGACTTTGGTGCGTTGCCTATCCTCGACGGCGCGAAGCCTAAAATATCTTCTGCCAACTTCTCAACTTGCTTGGCACATTCTTCGTTCGTCACATCTATATCGACCGCTATGACATTGTGCTGCCCGCCCAGGACAACGCCAATGTTGCAGCCTTCATACTTATTGTACTCACGCGCAACGTCTGGCCGGTCAGCCCACCCTGTCAGGATAGGCCGCTTGCCTTGAACGGGCGTGGTATCGAACCCGTTGTCCGCGTAGATTTGGGCGCGTTCTTGGTACACTATTATGTCCTGAAAAAATGGGGGGCATGACGCCCCCCTAGTTAGAACTCTGCGTCGTCGTCTTCTTTGACGGCACCAACACTGTCGAAGGCGTCTGGTCGCTTGACCATCTTGGACATCTTTAAGACCGGCTCATAGTTGTTGCCGTGTTTGGTTTTGACCTTGTTGGTTTCACCGCAATCAACAACGGGCGCTTTGCCGTCTTCCTTTTTGGCTTCGTACTCTGCGTACAATTTTCCCACAGCGCCGGTCGCCATCATACTGTTGGCCATCCATTCACGAACACCACCCAACTGCTTGTCACTATATATGTTGACCTTAAAGCCGCGTTTGTGTTCGTCGCTTGGACGTGCCGCTTGTTCAGATAATGATGGGTCTGAAACAAAATCGGGCGCTTCGCCCGACATCATGCGAAGCCAACCCGTTTTGATGTTCTCAAGATCAAAGACGGCTTGGAACTCAGACACCTCAACGTCTTCGCCCTCCTCTCGTTTAAACCATTCGCCGTCCTTGGCATTAAATTTAACGGACGGTGTGAACGATCCATCGCTTGGGCTAGTTAAGTTCAACGGCATTTGTTTTCTCCTCTGCTTCCGTAGCGTGTTGATAATTGTTTAATCCGACAGCCTCGTAACCGAGATCTCCCAAAAACTTTTCGATCCGTTGCAAACGGTCAGCTAAGTCCTCGGCAACGTGCGATAGGCGGGAATAGGTATCCATTACGTTTGACACCTGTCCGCTTTCCATCAGTGCAGTCTTGGTAAGTTTGCCAAAAACGGTCAGTCTAATGTGGCAAGTCGTGTTGGTGTTTACGCCACATTGGCGCGCAACCTTTTTGTCGTCCCAACCGTCGTTGTATTCCCAAAATTCGCCAACCGATTTTCCGTTATCTTCGATTGTTCGGCTGATCTCGTACCGCTTTCGCGCAGTGACTTGTTTTTTTGGCATGTCATCGCCCTTTCTTTCAACATTGTGGCACGTCTTATTAAGCGCGGTGCCGTCAAGCGCCTAGAAACCGTAAACGCGTTTTCCCTCTTCCTTTGTGCGTGGTGAGGACCAGTAAAACGTGTCGTAGTTAGGGATAACCGACGCCGTTAAATCTTCCGGCGTGTCGAATTGTTGGATGAATTTCTGCAAACGCAGCGCCATCTGGCAGACCGCTTTCCAATCATCGGTGCTGTCTTCAAGAGTGTAGAGCGCCGCTTTCTTAGCCGTGACGTAAGCAAACTTTATGGCCCGGTTGCCCGCTGTCTGTTGGTAGATCGCGCCTTGATGCCGGTGTTCATATTTGATTGCAGACGGCATGCGGGTTGTCGTCTTCAAATCCCAAATGCTGTCTTCAAATTCAAAATCGGTGTAGCCAATGATAGGCACACTTAGCCCATCGACCTCGACCTCTACCCGACGCTGGTAGTCCACCATCTCTGGAGGTTCGCCATCCCACAATGTGCGATACTGTTCGACCATCGGCGCAATGTTGGCGGCTTCGCGTTCCTTTGCGTCGCTGTCAAAACCCAGCGCCGTGCGTCTAGCAAAATCTTTTTCTGCCTCTTCAACAGGGTCATCGAACTCACCGCCGTTGTGGAAGTGGGCGCAGCCGTGTTCAATCGCCAACCCCCGTGGCATGGCCGCACTGGGTGCGTCATATATTTTGTGATAATACTTGGCCCACCAATACCCCGTATCTATGCGGGCGCACATTAAGCTGGAATGGCTCAAGTGTTTTACAATGTCACTTAGTTCCATAAGCCATCTCGAAAAGTTTGAGCAGTGTGTCTTCAGGCAGCACGTAAATCCGTTCGCAACGGTCCTGGCGCACCACCAGTATGTCGGCGTCGTCCTGTGCGAGACTGTCGTATAAAAATTTGAACCCGGATTTTTTGCGCTTGGCTTCGACGCTAAAGTCTTCGATCCAAAGATCCGCTGCGTGTTCTTCGCCCAACTGAACTTTGTAGGCGCCACTGGCCAAAGTGCGCTTGGCAGTGAACCCGTGGTTAATCCAAAAGTCACGGGTTGTAGCTTCAAGCTCATACCCCCGCCTTTTATTTTTGTTGGGCATGAGCAATCTCCGATGCGGTTGCAAATAGATCGCGGGCTGTGACCAGCCGCTCCGTGTGTTCTTCAATTTTGAGAGTGTTTGCTATGGAAGGACGACGCTTGCCGATAGACCAATAATAGACAGCGTTGCGGCTGACGCCGAGTAACTTGGCGAACTGGCCGTAGGTTAAATCCCTGTTTTGTAGATACGTCCTTAGAAGCATCACAAAGATATAACAATTTGTGACATAAAAAGTAATGTCAATCTGGGTATAACGTGATACTAATAGAAGTTCACAGAGGGGTAAGGACGTGAAAAACAGGATACGCGAGATCCGTAAACGGCATGATTTAACAGCCGCACAATTAGCGCGGTTGTTGGATGTGCCGGGGCAACGTCTAAGAAGGTGGGACCGCCACGAGGTCAATCCACCCCGCGACGTATGCAGAATAATTGCTGAACGTTTCGGCTACTCAACAGAGTTTGTGGCGGGCGAAGACGACAACGACAACATCCAAAGTGCGACGGTCCCAACACAAACGATACCGTTGTATGGCCGCGCTGCTGCTGGGAATGGGGCTGTCATAATTTCAGAACCGATCGACTACGTGTCCCGGCCTAATTCATTGCAGAATGTTGACGATTGTTACGCTGTAATGGTTGTCGGCAACAGTATGGAACCACGGTTCTTTGAAGGTGAGATCGTAACCGTGCATCCGTACAAGCCCGTGCGTTTGAATGACTATTGTGTGGTGCAATATCAAAAAAATGGCGAACAGTTGGCTCTAATTAAGCGGTTTGTCACAAAAAATGGAGGCACTGTCACACTCAAGCAGCACAATCCCGATAAAGAAATTGAGATTGCCGCTGAAAGTGTAATCGCAATTCACTTTATTTTATCCATACAAACAATTTAAAGGACAAAAAAATGAACGACGACGTGTCACCAATTGTTGAAAAAATTCGCTCATGTAGCCCTAAAACAATTAGCCATTGGCGAAGCGAAAATCCCGAATTTGCAACTGTGTGCATGGAACAAAGCGATTTAACGTTAGCACTTAGGCACGCTAAAGGCTGGTCTTCTTTTTTCATCCAATATTTGACCAGAGAAAGATCTCCTGCTGCAAAATTTTTTACTGCAACCCTTGCTCATCAAATATACTTTTATAATTTGCTAGGCACCCTTTGTGATGCGATTGTGTACCGTTCCAGCTATCAAGTTGGCGTTCCAATTTCAGATTCATTGTCAATAATAAAACGGGTGGGAGTAAGCGAATCAACTGCCCGTAGTGTCATTAAAGATTCTGTTTCGGCTAAATATTGCGTTGAAACGTACTGGCGAAAAGATAAGCGAATAAAATTAACCTACATTAGCCCAGAGTGCTTAACTGCTTGGTTACAAAATACAGGAAGCATGCTTTTCAATTTTGTTACTAATAGCGAGTTGCCTGAAATCCGACAGTTGATAGCACCCAACCAAGATGAGTTTTACGAAAATGTTATAATTGAATTAAAAACTGCTATCGCGGTTGATAAAGATAGTGGTAAAAATTAACGTTAAAAATTACCAGTAAAAATTAACAACGATAAAAATTGTAATCAAATTTAACCGTGCCATGATTAGTCTTGACAGTTTTTTGGGAGGTGGGCAAATCATGGCGAATCAATTTGAACTTTACCTTGAGTTGATTTCAATGTTGCGCGACAGCAGCCACACTGAAGACGACTATCCGCACATTTTTTCCTTTGCAGAACAATTACATAGCCACCTTTATGGGGTCAGTGAAAAAAATTTGTTGACAATCAATAATCACAAATGTGATACCAAAAGTTACTTATGTAGTAACGGAGGTGACAGTGATTGTAACGGAGAAGACTTTTCTTACCCCAGCAGAGGCAGCGCAACTACTTTGGAATGAGGACACGCCCTCCACAAGAAAGCGCATGTATAGATTTTTGCAGCGTGGACTTTTGAATGACGTTGCAGAGAGAAACAACCTACCCATAATCAAAGACGGCAACCGCTACCACATTCCGCGCGCTCTAATCCAGACGATGCGGGGTGATAGATGACCTGCCCAGAATGCGGCGGCAATAATTACGTCAAGCACGGCGACGAAATCAAAGCATGCAATGCTTGTCCAACACCCGACATCGATGAGTTTGATCCAATTAGCCGCCCCCGCCATTACGTAAAAGGCGGCGGGATAGAGCCGCTAGATTTTATCACATCACGCGGGCTGGATTTTGTTGAGGGCAACATCATCAAATACGTTGTCCGCTATCAAGAGAAGGGCGGCACCGTCGATCTGGAAAAGGCCAGATTTTATCTGGACCGATTAATCAAAAAAGAATTGGAGCAGGGGAATGGTTAGACGCCACCGCTCTTATGTCAAAGCAACAGCAATTCATAGCCAATCAGAAATGTCGAAGGCAGAGCAGCAGTTGCAGCCCTGGACTGTCATTGGCGTGCAGAAAGGATCTGGACAATGGCGCCCAACGAACTTGTGTCCCTTTGCGAATACCGTCGATCCGTTAAAGACGGCGAGGAAGGCAGAGCGCGAAGGCAATTTAGTATTAGCGACAAAGAAAATCGATACCGGCCACTACGAACTGTTAGCCAAAGTGCCGTCTGCCCAGAGTGCGACGGTGAAGGCGAAGCCGATTACGAATACACAGTCGGCGGCTACACAGAAAACGGACCCTGGCAATCCTACAGAACCTGCCGCGCATTTTGTGAAACATGTAATGGGTCCGGTGAGGTTTTGATCGATGAAGAAGATTGAAGGCAAACTAATCTCGTTGGGATATGGCGGGGCCATTGTCGCAACGAAAAAGAGAAGGACGTTTTGGCAAAAAATTAGGAGGGCAATATGTGGATCGCAATTTTTATCGTGGCGTGTCTGATCCTACCGGCAGCGTTTTAAAATGCAAAAACCAGATCATTGTAGGTTCTGTGGGTGCGTGGACATTTATTGTGAGGAAGGGTCTGGCCCGCACGTAGCAGGGTGGCGCTGTGAAGGATGCGGCGGGCACCAAGGGTGGCTTACTAAGATCGAATTTGCTGACGTGACAGATATAAAACCTCGACAAGCCGACATCGGGTTGTTCCGTGGTTAATGCCTATTTCGCCATTCTCTCAATTGGCAGCGCCATTCTCTCAGCCGTGCTGCTTGGTCTGGTGGCGGCTTATTTCATTTTTATGTGTCGAAAGACAAAACGATGAAATTTACCATTCTAATAATTTTATATTTTTTCAACGTAGATGATGATGACGGTCGCGGGTTTCACATCAGCCACTTAAATGGATTGCCGCTGTGGTTCGACACCAAGAAGGCTTGCTTCGATCACATCAACCAGAATTACAACTCGCTGCAAGGATATGTGGAACACTACTATAAACAAAAGGCGACCGTAAGCGAGATACGGTGTGTTGAGGCGAGAGGGCAGTGAGCCTACCCCCGGCAGACTGCCCGTGGTGCGGCCAACACTCGACGCAATGGAACTATGTGCGAGGGCACTATGAATGTCCGGTCTGTAAACGAAGTGTCGCAGATTGCTGCGATGGGGAACAGGCAGAGAAGGCGGGCGATGAATGAAATCAAAGTCCTTGACCTCTTCAGCGGCATCGGAGGGTTCAGCCTCGGACTCGAAAGAGCCGGACCTTTTCGGACAGTTGCCTTCTGCGAGCGAGAACCGTTCTGCCAAGCCGTCTTGCAAAAGCACTGGCCCGACACGCCAATCTACGACGATGTCAGAACCATCGACACAGATGGACTTGGAAAAATTGACCTTATATGTGGGGGATTTCCATGCCAGCCGTGGTCCGTTGCCGGGGAGCAGCGAGGCGCAGAAGATGACCGCGATCTCTGGCCGATCATGGCTGCCCTTATTGAAGACCTACGGCCTCGGTGGGTCATTGGCGAAAATGTGCGTGGCTTTGTTAACGAGCCAATGGGCCTCGAACGCAGCCTTTCTGACTTGGAAAGCATCGGGTATCAAGCCGTCCCATTTATTATTCCAGCTTGCGCCGTCAATGCCCCGCACCGACGAGACCGCGTCTGGATTGTCGCGCACTCCCGACGCGAACATGGGCAATCGCGGGGCGAAGTCACGGGAAATGTACGAAAAGAGTCTGCAAACCGGCGTTCACGCAATCGTGCTCAACGATCAGGTCGCGATGTGGCCGACGCCGAGAGCCGCCGAGTGGAAAGGGACAGGGCCGCTCGGCAGCAAAAGCCACAAACACCGCTTAGGCAAAGGCTATTTGGACGCGACAGTGCAGGAAGCGGAGCAGGTCACTGGGCAACTGAACCCTCAGTGGGTCGAGTGGCTACAGGGGTACGAAATCGGACACACCGACTTAGGGCATTGGGAAATGCCGTCGTCCCGCAAGTCGTCGAAAAAATCGGAAGAGCAATCATCACTACACAAAACGAAACAAGAGACAGCGCATGACGAATGACCCCTCGTTTGTTCTGCTCATAGCCGCCGTAGCGGCTGGGGTGGTCGTTGTCTCTTTCTTGGTAGCCGGGGTCGATCTCTTCTCCATCGCCGACCCCGGCTACTTTTTTGAGGATTAGAAATGGAACTAAAAAAAAGGCGCCCGTGCGTCACTGCGCGGACGGATAATTTTCACTTTTCAATTTCTTATGACCCCGACACCGGACACGCCGTGGACTTCTTTATTGTAGGACGGGGTAAGGTGGGGCAGCAGCTTGACGAGGAGTTGTATGAGCTAAGTGTGACCGCATCAAAACTGATGCAGGGGAAATGATTTACATAAAATTCTGACGGTCACGCACCGATTTACAAATCATTTACATACCAGCATTCATTTAGGGTGTACTAGAAGTCGTTAGGATGGTACTAAGGTATTGAGAAGACAGTAAGTTCTTGATTCCAATGGTGCGTTCAACAGGCTCATAACCTGAAGGTCGTAGGTTCAAATCCTACCCCCGCAACCAATGATATCAATGACTTAGCCGTCTTCTCTTTGAAGGCGGCTTTGTTGTATTTACAATTTATTTACAATTCTGACCCAGTTCCGGGTAAGGCTGTGACCTTCAGGTTAAAAGCCTGTGTTGCTTTATATATAACAAATGTTATATATAGAGTTACACAAAGGACGGAGGGCATCATGCCAACAATTAAAAAGATCCAGGGTGTTCGCCCTGTAATACCCAACAAAAAATATATTATTGATCTTAGAAATAAGGGGCTAGACGTAGAACAGGAGACGTTTTACGGCACTGCGAAACAGGCATCAGATTATCGGGACAAGTTGCTGGTTGAATTGAGAGAACCAAAACAAAGATTGGCGCATGAGCCACCGGCCAATCTCGCCGCTGCTTGTGATGAGTTTTTAGCTGAACAGCAAAAACGCATTGAAGATGATGAGATAGGTAAGGGCGAATTTACCAATAAAACACGTCATCTAAATCAAATGTGCGAAGTGCGTATTGGCAATAAGACTGTTGGAAGTTTGGCGTTACACGACGTAACAAAGGACGTGTTAAACGACAACGTGCGCCAGTCTATGAAGAAAAGATTGGCCGCAAAAACACTCCGGTCAACTTTCGTTACCATCAAACAATTTTTTACGTATTGTGAAAACGAAGATTGGATTTTGAAATCGCCAGCAAACGGAATAAAAATTTCGTTGAAGGGGAAGAAAAATAAAAGGGCGAGGGAAAAGCGGGTGATCGATCCGCAAGAGATAAAAGATTTGATCGAAGCGGCGCCGGAAACATACAAGCGGGAAATTGAGTTTGCGGCCCGGACAGGTTTGCGGGCAGGGGAGCAACGGGCGTTAACTTGGGATGCGGTAGATCTAGACTTGGGTTATGTGAACATTGTGTCAGCGATAAAATGGTGCGGCGAAGAGGATGAACCTAAAACAGAAAAAGGCGAGAGGTCTATACCGTTGCCCGGATCACTAATTAAAATGTTGAGAGAATGGAAGATGCGCCAGCCGCTGAAACAGCGCGTTAGAAATTTGGTGTTCCCAACACGTACAGGTGAAATTGCCAGCAGCGACAATTGGCGAAATAGGGGGGTGCAAGATACGATAAAAAAATTAGGCAAGCCACACATGACTTGGCATGATTTGCGACACTTCTATGCCAGCACGCTAATCTTCGACACTTCAATAGAGGGTCCAACCATTGCCTATTATCTAGGTCATCACAGTTTAGACTACACGTATCGTGAATACGCCGTGTACTTTAGACATGCAAAACGGGACGCAGAGATTGCTCAAATATTGGATGCTGCGTTTCAAGTTAATGGTCAGTGATTGATACGTTGCCATCTTCGTCAACATACGCAATCTTTACACCAAGATCGCGCTGTATTTTTTTTCGCACACGATAGATACGGTGTAGTTTAGTGCTGCCAGGGTTGGCTCGTTGAGAGTCAGCCTTGGCATCAAACAATTGTATTTCACCCGCTTTGTTCACCGCAATTAGATCAATGGGACCATCGTGGTTTATAAGTGGGCTGAATACCCAATATTCGTTGTCAATCAAATAGGCAGCTAATCTAGCTTCAGCAGCGGCGCCTTTAAAAATACTTTTAACGCTCACAGAACAACGCTCGTTCAGTAGCACGGCGACGTATTAACCCCGGCAACCGGCGACCCCGTGCCAAGGTCCATTTCGGGAACTCGTCGGCTGCCCTTTCAAATGCGCCCCTGTTTAAACAGGATCTCAGGGTGCTGGCTTTGAAGTTTCCCGTGCCGCAGTTGTAGGCGAACGACGTAATAGCAGCCCACTGATTTTCGTGAAGATTAATTCGTACCAATCGTACAAGTCGGCGCTCAGTCTTTTGGATGTCACGAATAAAAAGTTCGTCTGCCTCTTCCATAGTAATAGGCCGATGATTAGCAGTAACCCGGCGACCATCAAGACCATAGATGCTGCCAAAACCCAGAGTCCAAATACCCACGGGATCACGACAACACTCCAACAATGGGGTAGAAGTGTCGCCGTCGTGAACACCTTCAAACGATTTAATAAGTTTGATACCAGCTTCATTACAGATTACTTCGTCCATTTGCTGGTCAACCTGGCGCCAAACCAGAACATTATGACGGTACTAAAAATTCCATCCAACGCACCGCCAGCCATCAGCACGGTATATTGCTCTGCACTTATCCAGCCCATAAACACGGCGAGGTGTAGGAGTAGAAACAGCACGAACACGCAATAGGTGATAGTTGGACGAACCGACGCCGCGTAGTTGACCGTCCATTGCGAGGCGTTCTGCATCTCTGCTTGTGCTGTCTGTTGAACAGCGACGTTCTGTTCGCCGATCGAGGTGATGATTGCCTCGTCCCGTTTATCAGCGGCAAGCTGCGCCTGCATGGTTAGCTCATGCGCTTTGTCCCTGGCGTCTTGCTTGCTGTCCATCCATTTGTTGAACATTCCGGGGCCAACGGATGTAACGAGGCCCAGGACACTGCCTACGATTGAAAGCATTGCTCCCTCCTACTTTTCTACGCTTGGGTGTTTAGAATTGTGGATGTGTTGCAGGTGCGACACTTGATCCTGAAGCACTTTCAACTCTGCGCGGATGGTCGCCGTCTCGCGGTTGCGGGCTTCCAAACTTTTTACGCTGTTGATTTCTTTAAGCACATCGATCTGAGAAGAGAAGACGGCCCGCTGGCTTTCAGCGTCATCAAGCCGGCTGTCGAATGAGGCTTTGAATTTATCAAAGGCTTTGTGGAAGAGATCCAGGTCTTCCATGACACGAGAGAGATTGTTGCGGACGATGGCGTAACCGCTGACTATTGTCGCCAGCATAATTAATCCTTGGATTAGATGAGTGGCCGTAAGTTCCATTTAATGGCTGGCCTTTAACATCATCAACCCGTAGATACCGCCAGCAACAAATGCAATTACGGCTATGCCCTTTAATGTTTCTAACCCAAATTTTACCCAGAAAGATTTTTCCTCTTCGGCTTTCCGCATTGCCTCTTCTTTTTTCTCCCGCTGCCGCTTGTGCTTTTCGGCTATGCGTTTGCTGCGCTCAAATTCAATTTTTTTAAACGTATTCTTGCCCCATTTATTATCGATCTCGCGTTGCAATGCCTTGAGGTTTCGGGCGATCTGTTCCTTTTCCAAAACGTCTGCGGCGACAGATCCTAAAGAAGTTTCGTCGTCGTAGGCTGCGTCACCTTCCCCCGCCCTAATGGCCACCACTTGTTGGTTCCGACTTTTTGGCTTGTTAGTTTCTTCAGCTTTTTTGTGATTTTCTTGAGCCGAAAATAATTGATCCATTCCTTGGGCTATGTCTTTTATTCCCTTGGCAGATTTAACCAGCGTTCTGGTGGCCGCAATCGCCGCTGCTATAGTAACCGGGTCCATCAGTCTCTTCCCATCCACCGCTTTACTGTGGTGCTTTCCCAAATGCGTATGGACAACCACACAATGGTAAACAACGCCGCAACATCGGGCAGAAGGCTAAACCAACTTCCCAGCCCACCAGCAACGGCGGCTACATCGATCACGGCTTTAGGTTCCATTAGATTTTCTGACCTTCAGTTGCAGGTCGCGTAAGTTTAAAATTGTTACCGCTTGCAAAAGGGCAGAGCAATTTGTCCTCCCTCACGATCATCATCGTCCAAGTGCCAGTATTTGGATTAGCAAGAAGCAGCATGTCGCCCACAGAACCAAGCGTTGCCCGTGCTACCTGTTCTTCGCCGTATTGTGCGTGGAAGTTTTTGGCCCCAGCCGGGTCAAAGCACATCAATTGGGCCTGAGCGCTAGGCACAAAAAAAGCCGCTACGAAAGCGGCTGTCAGGGCGGCAAGGATTAGTCTCACGATGGGGGGGTGGGGAAAGTTATTGTCCCCAGAATGCTCTCATTGTCGTATTGCGAGGGAAGCGCCCGCAGATCAGCCCGGTACTGGGTCCAAGCGTCACTTATAGCGGGGCTGTCGGAAAGCGACATCCAATCGGTATCGGCCAGCAACCTGTCGCGCTCCCGCCGCAGTGCCTCAAATGCAGTGGCTGGTTTTTGCGCCTCAATTGTAGCTTCTGCGGCGTCACGTGCGGCCTCTTCCGCATCAGTAAATTGAACGCGATTTCCTTCGACATTATGGTATCTAGGCATTTTTCACTCCATAGACATTAATCTGGCCGCTTTCCATGTTGCCTGAACTGAAACTTAGCCTGATTGCATCAACATCGGCGGCGCTGTCTCTGACCGCTCCACCTTTTGCGATTTGGACAACACTTTCGGGCGTGCTTGATTGGTACATTAAATCCCAGGTTAATTGGGTATTTTTCGTGCTGGCTGGATCAAACAACCAAATATTTCCGCCTACGCCGTGTTCGCCAGTTGCGCTCCCAATCTTGTTTGCGTCCCCAGAAGAATTTCCTGTTAGACTTATTTTTGCGTCATCAGTATCAATATCTCCTTTGACACCCCCATCTGATATATTGACGCCGCTAGAGTTAAATACCCAGTTGTAATCAGTCGCGCCTGTGTCAAAATTTGACCCCCCATCTGTTGATGTAAGCATGTCAAGGTACACACCATCTGTCACGGGGATCACGTTTATTAGCATAAACACATAAGCATCATAGCTTGACGCATCGAATGACGTAAAAGAGTAAGTCGCATCGTTTGACAAAGTTGTGGCCGAAATAAAAGTCCACGCCCCGCCGCCAGCCAAATCCAATATGCCTTGAACAGTGTCGCGCTTTGTATTTCCACTATCCGATACATCGCCCAGCAAAATCGAATCACCCGCTGCGACCGTGACCTCAGTAAAATCTGCAACCAGTGCATCCTTAAGTTTCGTTTCATCAACCGCGTTGTTGGCAATCATGGCGGTGGCTACAGTGCCATATGAAACGTCCGTTCCATCGGATTGCAGAACAGTGTTAGATGACCCAACTGCCAGCCGCGCTGTCGCATTGCTGCTGTTGCGAACGATAACGTCACCGCGTGTTGTCATGGGGTCAGAAAGATCACCCGCATTGCCCGTTGCGCTAAATGCAATGCTAATCTCCGCACTGTTGGACATGGACGTTGAACCAGCTACATATGACACCGGCACTTTGGTGTATCCACTCGCATCCGTGACCGCGCCCGTGACCTTAAAAATAACCATTGGCGAGGCAGGGTTAGGGTTTCCAGCAATCGTAATGTAACCTTTTGTCGATTCGCTGGTGCTGTCATCCCACGATTGCACCCACGCGCTGATGTCTGTGGTGCCGTCGCTATCGTCCACATACATAATCGTAGCTGAGTTCAAGCTGGTGTTGTTGAGCCTGATGAACCCAGCGCCCGGATCAGCGTCTGCGGTCGTTGTCGAGTATTGCATGGACACGCCGCCCATCATTCCCGTCTGACCAACAGGAATGCCCAACGCCAAGGCACCAGTTGATGCGGTAAATGATGCAGTGGCTGTGCCGGGCGCACCGGAAGACGTGGCAACATTCGATGCCGTGACGCTACTCACACGGCCTGTAGTGTTTTCTAAGGCATCCGCGTCACTGTTCCACCCTAACAATTTTAACGACGATGGCTCTGGAAGTTTGGAAGACGCGCCGCCTGTGTAGGTGTCTGGGAACGATACAGACTTATCGATGTCCGACTGTTGCTCTTGAGAAATCATAATGGCGCGGTCTAGCGCAGTTTCATGCGTCTCAGCCGGAAAAGGATCGTTGGCAACGTAATCAGTTGTTTGGGTTTGTGTGGTCTTGCGTCGAATGTGCCACTGCACCGTATCGGCTGGTGCTGACCCTGCGACCACGGTGCCGGTAGATCCGTTGCCACCTGTTACGGTATAATGAGTGCTGTAAGACTTTGTTGCCTCTGCCCCTGTCGCAATCGTCCGTTCGATCACTTCAATTTCGGCACTGGCGCCTGTTCCTTGAAACGGGAACGACACGGCAAAAGACGTGGTTGATCCGTTCCCCGTGTATGACACTGAGGTTGTGGTAGAGCTAACTGTCATGGTGCTTTCCTAGTTAACGGCTTCAGTTGGCCTTATGTAGAAATCTTGTCCGGTTTCTTCGTGTACGCGCTTCTCGAAACTTCGCGCCCAACCGGGTCTTAAATATTCTTGTAACTGCCAGAAAAACAAGTAATCGACTGCAATTCGGCTGTAAAAAATATTGGCTCCAGGTATCATGCTTTTAGCAGCCCGCATTGCCTTGTTTGATGCTTTGTCAACATCTCCCCTTGCAAGATCAGCTAATGCCTTTGCAGAGCGGATACCCGTGCCGATAACTGGCCCCCCAATAGCTTCTAGCACACCTTCACCAAAACGTTCTTTGCGTCCGACCGTGCCAATAAAAACATCACCATAAAACCCAAGACCACCAGAAGTTGCCATCGCGCTAAGTAAGGCTTTCGGTCCAATTTCGCGTGGTTCCTTGCCAGCAGCAATGTCTTTAAGTGTGGTTGCAAGGTATCCGTACACGGCCATACTAGCAGCTAAGTGCAAACCATACCCAACTCGCACACCTTCCCCTTTCCACGCACGGCTTAATATTTCGTTCCAGTAACTAACGCTAAAAGATTTTAGGTGCATGCCAACAATCATCATCTCCGTTAAAGGTTCGCCACGTTTTCCTGGCGTAATAAACGCTTGTGTTCGCGCCCCTGGAGTTAGCACCGCGCTATCAGCAAACCCGTTAAAAAACTCTTTCATTTTTAATGAAAAATCAGGGTTGTCTAGCGCGTCTAAATCTAAGTAAGCCTTACCCTCTACCTCGCGTACTGCTGTTCCTAATGTTGCAAATTCGTCGGCTGTAATCCCGTATGCAGACATTTCACGACGCAAGGTAACATTTAATCCGTCAAACGATTTTCCAATTTGCCGCGCAATAAAGTTAGATAGGCTCAGAGCAACAGAAGTTTTTAAAGTGTCCGTCAACCAATTCATACCCGTAATTCGCATGACGCCGCTTAATAAGAACGAACCTTGGCCTTCCATTCCTTCTGCACCCAAAAAACGAGACTGCACGCCACTGATTAAATGCTCCATCCCAACAGCAAGGCTGTCAGCAATCTGACGTTTTTCACCACTACGACGCCCCTGCAACAACCCTCCTAAAACAGACTTATGAGCTTCTAAAAAATTCATACCAACTTCAGATAGTCGCACTGAAGAAGTCCCAATGTCAGCAACAGAAGTAAGTGTCGTGCCGCCAAGCAACGCGGCGCCCGATAAGTTTTTTAATAGGTTAATTCCGCGTGTTAAAAGAAAACCCTTTGAATGATAAACAGGTAAAATTGATCCGGCACCAGTTACGCGGTTATAGTAATGTTCTAACTTTGCGTCGTTAATTTTATTAGCTATTTTTGCATTGTCGCCAATTTTAGCGCGGGCGCGTTTTACTAAGTCATCCAACATATGTTTAGGGTTCGGTCCTAAATGCTGCATTGCAGCAATACTGCGACTAAGCATGTCAACACCGCCAAAGAACGATGTGCCAACGTCAGGGCGACCATATGCCTTCATATATTCCCAAGCAGCTTTGCCATCTTTAAAATGCAAGGATCGATGATGGCTTAATTTTTTTCCAAGATTACCTGGACCTTTGAACACAGGGTCAGCGGACAAATCTTTGACGTAATCATCGTGTTTCTGCTCAGTCGTCAAAGTTTTGTATACGTTGTTTAAATACTTTCGTTTAGCAGCATCAGTCATTGGACGGCCAAACGTGCGCTCTTCGTCCAAATATTTCATTATGTCTTCTACCCACGCTTCTTTTGTAGCGCGGATAATTTTCATGCTGTCGTGCGACTGTTTAACTAAGTAACCTGGAATGCGTGCAATATCAGCGCCATATTTATTGGCTTGTTTACGCAAGTAGTCGTTTGTCTTCTCCATAGCTTCAGCAATAATACGGGCTGTCTTATTGCCGCTGCTGCCGGGTTCATAACTCTCAAGCATCAAGGCTTCGCCGTTTCTTGCTTTTCGCAAAAAACTTACTGCCTCTCCTCGTGGAACCCCTGCGTCCTCCACTGCTCTAAAGAACAATGCGTGGCCTATTTCCCCGTAAGCGTTTGCTGTCGATTCGATGGATTTTTTGTAAAGGCTGTTGCCCTCAGTCCGGGATAAAATGCTCTCTAAAAACGCGGGTATATCTTCTTCGGGAACTTCGCGTAACTGCTGTATAAACCTCAATCGCGTTTTATAATTTAACGCCCTGTTGCGCTTTTCGTTAATAGCAGCGCGTTCCTCTTGCGCCACCCTTTCGTTAACGGCTTTTTTTAACTCAGCGTCTAGGTCAGCAACATTCTTGTCGGCTTGCAGCCGTTCTAAAATATCAACAACCTCGTCTTTTAATTCCTTTGCTTGCTGTTCGTTCAGGTTCGGCGCAGCTTGCCGGATGGTTGCAACACAATTATCAAACGCCATTAGAACAGCCCCGCTAGTATACACGCAGCGGCTTGCTTATATCCGTCGCCCGTTTGTTTTGCTTCTTCAATGGCATTATCCGCTGCTTGCATGTCTTCGTCTGATTTCTGCACTGCATCTTTCAAAAATTCATCTTCTTCAAGTTCTAACTTTAATCTTTCTACGTCAGCCAATGCCTCATCAATCTCTCTTTGCACAGCAACGTCATCGACAATATCTGGCGTGTTATCATAGGACCGTTGCGCGGCCTCAACTGTTTGCCGCTCTTCAAAATCAAAAATTCTGTTTTCTGGTGAGTGTGAACGCAACACAGCGTCAGCGCCGTAGTCAATGTCAGGGACAACGCGGCTGTTGGCAGGGCCAGGAAACTCTGTTGTCGATGTGTCAATCCTTGACATGCGGACGCCGGGTAGTTCTGTCGGTAAAACTATATTTTTAGCGTCAGCTTTTATAGTTTCTAGGATATTTTTATCAGTTGTTTTTAAAACAAAATATTCGTTACCAATTTTTGCAACTGTACCGTCGTCAATTATGTTGGCCTTAACTAAAGTTTTCTTTGCTGCGGTGGCGTCTTTTTTCTGTTGAAACGAAAGGTAAGTTCCTTCAGGAGTTCGCTGGATAAGTTCTGTGGGTATGTCTAGTGCTGCTTGGTAAGTGCCGTCCTTGTTCTTAGCAAACTGTGCCTCTAAACCATCTTGATTTTGAACACTTTTTTGGAGGCTAAAATATTCCTCTGCTGTGAGGTTTTTGCTTATACCAACTTTAAACGTTCCCGTTGCATCGCCGCCCAAAGTTACAGGGTCTAAAATGTCTTCTACCCCGTCTACAATTTGCGTTCTTACTGCGCCTAACTCTGGATTGTAAACGCGGCTCAATGCAGTGCTGCTTTCAAGATCAGCACGCAGTATGTAGTCAGCACCCTGCACAATTCTGCCAGTGGCTATTTGGCCAACGGAAGCTGAAATTGTAGATTTTTTTGCTTCTGTCGAAGCGGCTTCAACTGCCTCCCTAACTTGGCGCTCTATTACAGGCGGTATAAATCTATCTTTTAAAATACCGCCAAAACCGTGTATCCCACCGCCCAATACAGAACCAAACGCTAAATTGGCAAAACTGTCATATAGATCGTAGTCCGCTTGCCGGTCTTGTGCTGTTGCATAGACAATGGGTTCTAAGTAAGCAGTGCCGACAGCGCCCTCTACCACGCCTCTTTTAGCACGCACAGAAAAACGTCCGAAAGTTGAAGCTGTTTGTTTTAGTTGTGCTGCATATTTAGCGTGTCCAACAAACGGCACAAATGCTGTTGCAACGTTAATAGGGTCAAGCAATGACGCAAACAGACTAGACCCCAACACCCCAGTTGTTGTTGCTAACCCCTCTCTAGCATTTGCAATAACTGATTTGCGGCTTAACTCTTCGCGCTTAAAATCAATCAAGAGGTTTAAACTTTCGTCTGTTTCGCCTTCAGACGGAAACAGATCCGTAGTCATTTCTGCGCTGTTTATTCTTTCCTGTTGCTCTCCCAGGGATAGCACTCGCGATACGTCGCCGTATTTTGTAGCTAAATTTTGGTTTCTAGCCCTGCTTAAAGCTAAATAGTTGTATAACGACATTGAGGGGTTTTCAACAAATGCTGCTTGCCCCGCCGCTAACATTGCGTCAGAAGTGCTGTACTGCAAGTTAAGCGGCCCTTGTCGAGATGTTATATTTTGCGGGAAACGTTGCGCCATAACTATTAACCGCCACCTCGACCTTTAAAAATACCCCGCACATATTTTTGGTGTGCTTTTATCTCATCATCAAAATTTGCTGTTATCGGTTTGCCCGTTGCGTCCCGCACAACTTGCCCTGACCCGTCTGTGAGTTCAGCACTGTTGCCGCCCTTTTTTATAAGCCAAACTGTGCCGCCAGAACTCAACAAAGAATTTATCTTTTCTTGTGCTACCTCGTCAGTGTCAGTTTCTAAGATCAAAGTTGAAAACTGTTTTCTGTCGTATTGTATGTCTGGATTACGCCGCGTCCACGAAGATAAAGATTTTGCAATTCTGCTGTCATCAATTTCGGCTATGTCGCTTTTCGGTATGATGCCACGCAAATTGGGCAGGGCAACAACGGTATAATTTTTTTCGACAATATCGCGGTATGCTTTATTCAGAGCTTTATCTAAAGTCTCATCATTACGCATGTAATCTAATGCTAAAATTTCTACAGCCTTTCTGGCGGTGCCAGCCATAGCTGTGCCACGGCTCCCAGCAGCATTCATTAGCTCATCCATTTTAACGTTGAGAGCGCCATTAAAACCCTTGGTATCAATACCTTCCTTCAATTTTGCCATGTTTCCAGAACCGATTGCGCCTATCAGCCGGTCTTGTGTGAAGGGGTCGTCGATTAATAGAATTGTACCAACACGGTCATCTAAATTTTTTGCAGTTAATTCTGAAAGCAAGTTATTAAAGTCATCACCCATAACGTCGCGTAGATTTTGCAATTGTTTGACAACAGCTTCGGGATCGCTGGCCATGTTTTTAGTTAAAGTATTTGCTAGATTTTCGGCAAAATTATCTGGGAACATTTTGCGATTTATTTCAGGCATGCCAAGCCGGTCATACTCTGCGTCTCTTAAACCCGACAAACGTTGATACGCCTCTACGTTAGTTGGGTCTGATCGAAAATCATCGTAAGCCTTTCTAACGACATCACTAGACTTCATCGCTGCCATTGCTGGGTCTTTTAATCTATCATCTAAAATTTGTCTCTCGGCTCTCTGAATAGCGGTTGCTTGCGCCATGTCTTGCGAAGCAAGGTCGAGGTCAGCAATGTTTCTTCCTTCGTCAACATATTGTTTAGCGAGTTCTGTTACCTCCTCGTTAGACATTGTTTGCAACGTGGCAACGTGATTACCAAATTCCTTGGCGTCTACTACTTGCTTCGCCAGCAATGCACGTAGTTCTTTATCGTGTATTTTATTTTTTATAAATTCAGGATTTAAAAACGGCTCTGCACCTTCTGGCAATTTTGCTCCGCTCGAAATAACCCTGACAGCGGCTTGCACATTTCTATTTGTTTCTTTGTCTTCTGCCAATTGTTCAGTTTTAATTTCGCGCTCTCGTTTTTCTATTTCTACCCGTGCGCTTTTGGCAAACTTTGCACGTTGTTCGCCAGTAAGGTTTTTATATTTGTCGGTGCTTTGTACATCTTGCTCTAAAGCATTTGGGTTTTTCGCAAGGTCAAATTTAGCTTGAGCACTATCTGCATCGTTTAAATAACTATTAAAAAGCCGCGCCCCTTCATCCGCTGCAATTACCCTGTTGTTCACAGATCCCGCAATCATTTCGCGCACATTATCTTCACGGGTTTGTCGGTCTAAATCCGTATCGTCATACCGGATTGCGTTGACCGTGCCGCTTATGCCGCTAACAAGATTAGCCTCTAACTTTTGACGGCCACGAATAATGCCATCTTTCTGTACAGCAATCTGTGAGCGTGCCACCAACTCACGGGCTGCACTGTCAAAAGAACGCTGGGCATTCATCGACAGACCGTTGCCCGCTTTTGCAATGATTGCCTCTGACCGTTCGGCAAAAGTACCCATTGCAGAAATTGGATCTTCTGTTTGCAAATCTAATTCTAATTGTTGCAGCTTTAGTTGCGCGTTGACCCTTGCTTGGTGTGCTGCATCATCATCCGCTGCCTTTAATAGACCAAAGCCTACGCGTGCCAATTGATCGCCAACACCAGCAACCGCCCGGCCAATATCGTTTTGTTGCGATACACCTCGCGCACGCTGCACGCCTGATGTCGTTACAGCCCTGCTTTGGGATGTGTATGTGGGTATTCGTGCCATACTATGTCCTTAGAACGGGTAATACTGGCTGTAAGAACTTTGTTGAGGGATCGATGATAAACCAGGTTTTTTTGCAGAAGGCATGCTCATGGCAATTTGACCGCCACCCGCTGCCAACGTACCAGCACCACTGATAAGGCCAGCCGTCATTGCCGCATTGCCTTGCGCTAAAAGACCACCAGCATTTGATCTGTCTTGTTGTGCGCCAATCATATTGGCGCGGCTCTGTACTTCGCCCTGGTGCAGTCTGTTTAAACGGTCTAGCTCAAACTCTGCTGCCATGCCGCCAAGAACGTCTAGTGTTGTACCTTCGTTTATAACGACGCCGCTTTTAGCAAAGGACACTTGGCCCTGTGCTAATGCAACCTTGCGGCGCCGGTCGATGGTATCAGCATCTGCATCAGCGGCTTGCGTTTGCATAATGGCATTGTTTTCGGAAACTTTGGCGTTGTAGTTTGCAAGCTGCGCTTGGTAGTTTGCGTTCTGTTGGGCCATGCGGCCCTGATACACAGCACCCCCACCTGATACTAAGGTTCCTAGAACCGATGACGCTATTGCTGCTTCAATGGTACACATAGTTACCCCGAATGCGTTATAATGCGCGTGATGATAGAAGACAATTCAAACGGCAACGGCTGGGCCTGTCTCACGCTAACTTGCCCTTCTGTTTCCCAAGAACCGTGGAACTGCACAGTCTTGTCGCCTGTAAACAACGGCGGTGATATGTCCATTGGCGTACTGCCAGCACGAAACTGAACTTCGTCAAATGAAGATCCGTTAGCGGCAAACTCTGCACCTAACGTATCTAAAAATCTAAAAGTTGTTTCAAAGACACGCTTGGTGCGGCCCTGTGCGCTGCCATCGTCGCCACCTTGCTCTGGTCGTAGCGTCTTAACTGTTGACGTGTAAGGAAACCCAATCGTTGCCTTTGTAACCGTTGGAGACAGCGACGATATTGCACCGCTGGTTACGGCCTGATTGGAATAGACAGAGCCGTCGCCCAACACACTTACCGTCTCGCTTTCCAAATGGTCTAGCCCGGATATGGTTGACGCTGCCGTACTGTCATAGGTCAATGCGCTATCTGCAAAGATGCAGTTAATCTTGTTGCTGCCTCGCAGCGGATCAAACTTGTTAGACAACACTTCAACATAGCGCCGTGTTGTTCCGTTGACCGTGCGTTGTACTGTAATCCACAACTCGTCCTGATTATCGCCGGGTATAACCGTGACACTTTCAACCTTGGCATTTTGCCGAAAAAACTGTGTGGATGCGCTTGAGGCGTCGGCAAGTGTTATGGTTGCTTGTATTAGCGCCTGGTCTTTTGTCTCCGCTAGTTTAATCGTGTTGCTATCGACAACGTGGACAAAGTATTTGGTGCCGTCCGTTAGGCCACCAACAACCTCGCCACCGTTTGCGTCGTAGGTTACAGCGTCACCGGACGCATACCCGTGGCTGCTGATCGTTATCTGGTTGCTGTCTACGCTGCTGGCTGAATTAAAACTTTTAGATATGTTGCCGCCAATAACATGCTCATGCCATGCGACAACCTCCTGATCCCGCAAGTATGTAAGACCAGCCAGACGCCCATCGTCTCGTACAGCCCACACAATGCTGTCCGGTTCCTGTTGAAACGACATTTCAACGAGGCCTTCGCCGGTCACATTCTCTGCAAGGATAGTAAGATCCGGCGACACAAAACTGTCTGTTGCTAGATCGAAAGACAACTCCCGCAGTTTGCGCTGGTGAAATTGTATAAAGAGTACGCGGCTGTCTATTCTAATTGGTCTTGTAGTATGGCAACCCCGTGTGCCTTGTCTAACAACACGAACGTTAGAAGGCGTGACACCTTCCTGTTGCGTCGATGACGTTAGCGTAAATTCACCACCAGCAGTGCCCACGGCCATCACAGCACCGGCAGTGAGCCAGCGAATACTGTTAACCTCATCCGTTGCAATCGTGTTGACAATGGCGCCCGTGTCTAACGCACTTGGGGCAAAGTTTTCAAACTCACCGGAACGAGAACCAAAGATAGTTTGAGGCTGTTCGGTTGTCCCGCCAAAAAATAGACGTTGCTCGAAGAACGCTACAGCAGACGGGTAGCCAGTTGTGCCAGAGAACGCACCCAACCGCCAATCGGTTTCAGCAGACGTACCGCCAAAGTTTTTGTTTACGTCAGCGTCAACGTTAGTCGTGCTGTTAATATCTGTGATCGTTGCGTTGCCGTAAACAACGCCGCCGTCGTCTAGGTACTTCCATGTAACGCTGTTATCAACAATGTTTTCACCTTCGCCACTTGGCCCACCAGAACCGGCTGACGTTCCCGCTTTAACACATTCATATACATTGCCGCTGTTGCGCCGCACGTCTCCCACGGAAAACGATGTGGACGCTGCCCATGCTGTTGCTTGGTGGCCAATGCGGATCAGTCTGCCAACATCTGTTGATAGAAAGCCGCTGCCCCCGTTAATGCCAGTGACTGCACTCGCGGCAATGGTAATGCCGGTGCCTGAAACTGCACTAGGAGTAAGTGTTGTCGTCGTAACGTTATCTTCTAAATATGGCCCGTCCTCGAACGTGACCTCTGACAATGTAAAATTCGTATGACCCGTGCGGCTTAATTTACGCGGAGCATATGACGGATGTGCGATATACATCACGTCGGCTGTTTGGGCATACTGCAACTCGAACAATTTGGCCGTTTCAAACGGCGTCGCTATCTCGTAAACGCGGGCGGCTGTTCCTGCGCTGCCATATGTTGTGAAGCTGGATGTGTTGACGTTGGTGCCGTCTATATCTGTTAGCTCAAATGTATTGGTGCCTTTGTTGGCTACCTTAAAGTATTTTCCGTTCACTTCCGTCATGCCCACAACTGAACTTATGAACACAACATCGTCGTCGCTGAAGCCGTGGCTAGTGGCTGTGACCACACCAGGGTTAGCTTTCGTAATCCCGCTTATTGTTTTGTTGGCTTCTAAGATAGAGCCTTGGTCTTTAAAAAACCGAAAGTATTGGTTGCCCGCTTCTAGGCAATAGGCTTGTTCTGTGTTGAACCGAAACGGTATCAACCGCGATTTTGCGCTGCTGGTTTTTGTTTCATTGATAAACTTTGTACCTGGGCGCCGTGATATGCCGCCGTGGGGCAACACAACAAGGTTGGTTAGTTCCTCTGCACCATTGGCATATTTGTTTAAATCAACACGGCCAAACAGGCGAGGGGATAGCTGCCCTGCTGTAAAATTTGTTTGGATCGCAGTTACACGCGACATTAGCTACGGCTCTCCAGCCAATCAAGTTCGGTTGCCGGTTGCGCCTCTTGTGCGTCAACGCGGCGTGCTTCTGCTAACTTGGTCGTATACAACGTTTCCATATTCGACAGCACAGTCTGCGAAGCCGTGATTTCATAAGCAATGTCTGCTGCTAGACGCAGCGCAAAGGTTTCAGCGAACAGCGCATCAAATAGCGTTGGGTCTTCGACCTCACTTACATAAACAATGTTAAGGGGCGCCGCTGCGTTAGAGACGATCTTGCGGCCTTCAATGATCCAGTTTTCGGTGGTGTCTACTTCGACAACGCGAAGACAATCAGACGGCCATGTAAAAGCATTTGTATATTCATAGACGGGTGCCGTTGTGTCTGCTGCCAATGCGACACGCTTAACGGCAAAGTTCCACGGGTGGCCACGCAACACTTGATTGCGGGATTGTTCGTACATCCGGTTGCACGCGCGGGCCTCTTTCGTATCGTCGGCCAGCGACGTTATCGGCTGCGCTCCTAATAGTGTTAGGGCGCGGTTGGATATGGATACGAATGTGTTGGTAGCCATGTTTTAATCCTAAAAGAAAAGGGGCGGCTTGCGCCGCCCCAATCCGTTACGAAACGCAGTAGTGAATGATGAACGAAAGATCTCCTTCCGTTCCACCGGCTGCGGCCATCGTTATCGCAATGTAATAGTAACCTCCGGGGTCTGTACTTGCCCCAGCGATTTCATACATTTTTTTGCCAACGGTGTTGATGTTGGATGCTTCATGGCGAACGTCTGCCATAGCACCCGCATCCGCAACCGTTGTTGCAAAGATGTCTTCGTCAACAACAACACCGGCTGTGGTGTAGATGCCAACATTGAAAGTGTTACTGCCACCAAGCGTGTCTGAACCTACGAAAATGTGTGGAACAGTTGCATTACTTGGAATTGGAGCAAGCATGAGAATATCATTATCATCACTGTCTCCAGCAGCTACGACGACGGTTCCTTGAGCTACACGCATAACGCCATGTAGGTTAGAAACATCATTCATCGCGGGAGGGCTGGCTTCGAAGTTCGTAACCAGCGTTGAGTTAGCTGTACCCATTAATCAATCCTCCTTAGCTCGGATCGCATTCGATGTAGCCAACCAACTCTTCCTGCATCCTCGTCGCGCCTATTGCCATAGAAGCGAAGACTTGCTGGGAGTAGTTTTTGTCGGCACGTTCGCTCACGCGAACTTGTACATCTTGGCCAACGGCCAGAACGATACCGGGTTTCGCGTAGAACAACACCTTGTCGTCGGCGTTAGCATCTACACTAATACGTTGAGTTCGTATGAAGGAAAAACCCAAAAAAGTTGAAAGCTCTCCTTGAACTAACGCTTTGACCGTGTTGAAATCTGACGATGTAACAGCGGTTTCGGCCAACAGATTTTTAAGCTGTTTGGCGTTAACGACACAGTAACGCTCGATCTCAGGATCAATGTCAGATGAGTCCAAGACTTCCTTGGCTGCACGTAATTTAGCTACGTTCAGGCCAACGTCGGCAGAACTTCCACCAACTTGCACGTCTACCGTATTGGCAGATGAGTAAGCGGTGCTGGTTGAACCATCGACGCCAGTGAAGGCAGTGCCATCAGCAGCGGCGACAATCTCATCATCCATGGCCCGCCCCAGAGCAAAAGCGCTTTGCTCTGCGTAAGGACCGGCAGGATCGATAAGCATCCTCACCTTGTCTTCTTGGTCAATGTAAATGTTCAATCAAGATCGCTAATCTTGACCGGCCTTTCGGCACCCTACAATTTCTTGCAGGATCGGACTATATTATCACCCTATTGCTAGGGGCTAGGCGCTTCCACTTCGCTTGAAGTGTACTCCTTACGGATAGTCTCTGAACGTTCCCGGTTAAGGGCTTCGCTGCTGATTGGCATATCTTTGCAGACTTAGCTTTCCAGCAATTCACCTAGTTTGTTCACGCTTATTACTAAGCGGCGACCCCATTGAGGTCGGCCCAATCATAGTCCACAAGGCTTACGCGGCGCCTCGCATGTGGAACATCAAGTCTGGGAGTATCGGAGTGACGGCTGGTTCGTTTAGAAGCAACGGTAGTGCCCAACTGCTCGAAGTAGGCATTCTTGCCCGTGACTTGTTCAAGACGAACGCTGTCACGAAGGCGAGAACCCTTCTGTTGTACGAGATGTTCGACGTTACCTTTATACTGCTCAACGAATGCCGTGGTAATTTGAACACTCATTGTGTTCTCCTTTTTACGGTTAAGTTGAAGTAAGGTTTCATCGACGTGTTGTCGGGTATCCCGGCACGTCTACGGTTTACAGTCCGTCTCTGCGTTGTCTTTCCAACTGTCTTGCGGGGGCGTGAACCTTGTCCGCTACGCTGCTTGATCAGGATGCGCGAACTCATAAAGTTGCGTAAGCCGATCATTTAGAACTTTGTTTTCTGGACTTGTTTTATCCATTAAAGCTGGATTGGCACGGATGCGGGATATCTCTGCCCGTGCATCTTCTGGCGTCATACCAAAAGACCCGGACACTTCTGCATCCTTAAATTGCTGCCCGGAACTTAGCTCGGCGCCAACTTTTGCAAACGCACGAACCATTTCCGGGTGGTTGCCCAAGCCGCTCTCATTAAGCAAATCCACTAATGTGTCTGAACCGAAAGCACGAACGGCACGACGGGCTAACCCAACCTTCTCATCGAAGGAATTGCCGTACTCTTTCTTTAGTTCGTTGCCCCAATCTTCGAAAGCACGTTGCTGGTCAAGTGCCATGTCTTTCTCTTGACCGATTGCCCGCTCAACAAACGCATCGTGTAAACGCTGCGCCATATGCGCTGGCACCTTTGCTTCGTGTGCCTTCTCTCTAAACCACGCTGACATATCTTGGTTATAGTTTTCGTAGCCTTGCGGAACAGCTAACTCATATCCTTCAGCCGTTTCCGGGGTGCCAAGTTTATCCCAGCCTTCCCATTGACTAATGTCCTGGCCTTCAACCGGCAACGGTATGCGGTCTGTACCGATCTGGCGTTCTAGGTTGACGTAGCTTTTGACCACATCGTCGGTGGTCTGCCAACCTTTGTTCTCTACGAAACCACGATGCTCATCCGACACCCATTCCGGGGTTGTCAGACTTGTTGTGGCTTGTGCAGTTTGTACATCTTGTACACTTGTTTCGCTAACGGCGCCCCCTTCAACAGGGTTGCCCGCATCAGCGGACCCTTGCTCTTCTTCACTCATCAATAACTCCAATTCCTATTTTCATGACTTGCTCGTCATCCAGGCCAAGGAACGAGATGATGCGACGTACCATGTCGCGTGTTCCCTCTAGATGTTGAACCTCTTCCGGTGCGCGTACTCCTGTAACTTGAAACAACCCACTAGCCTTCATCATGTCACGCAGCACCACTTGTCCTTCCGGCACATTCATAAAGATGTGGCGGTAGGATTCGACCAACTGTTTCTGGGTGGTCACTGTTGGGCGGCTTGACTGATTTGGCTAATCTTCAACGCCGCGTCAGCAGCTTGCGGCGCTGCTTGTACGGCTTGCTGTAATTGTTGCTGTTGTGCGCGGCCCTGGCGTACTTGTTGTATCTGCTCCTGATCGTTCAGGATGCTTTGCGGTACACCGTTTACGTCGGCCAAGACCCGCGTGATTTCGTCAAAGTTAAAGTTGTCCATCACAGACGGATCTACCGCTGCAATGGGTTGAACCATTTCTAATGTTCTCAAGATACCTACTCCCTCTTCTGACTTCATCGCACGCGACAGCGGCGACACATACTCAACTTGGTATTCCTGTCCTTGTAATATCTCTGGCACTTCAGGCAACAATCCTTGGCGTGCAAGGATGCCTAGCTCTCTCTCAATCAACGGGCCTAGCGTTTCCGATTGTTGCCGTCCTACGGTCGGTGCTAACAACGCGCCTTTCTCTTGCGCCCGCTGCAATACTTCCGTTGCAGTCATTGCCGGACTATCAACAAGGATCTGAAATAAAGTCACGAGGAAAGCATCGTTAATAGTACGGCGCCGTCGCTCCATCATGTCTTCGCCAATGTCAGGACGGCCACCTGTATTAAGTGGCTGTATGGGCGCCTGTGTTCTGCCATCCAACCGGGCGAACGTTGCGCCACCAGCCCGTGTGTTAACGGGCAGTATTACGCCGTCGTCAGCTATAAGCAGGGGCGGGTCTACAACTTTTTCACCAGCGCGGATAACCACGCGGGACATGGCCTGTAACATCTTGATGTCAGGAAGCACCAGCATCGCTGGGGATCGACCATATGTTTCACGTGGGCCAGTGACGTAGCGGCTAATGATGTAAGGGAAATCTTCGTAGCCGCCTTCTTCTATAACGGTCTTGGTTTTTGTTTCGTAGTACGCTGACCCAAACTCCATGTTGATGCGGTCGCGCATAGACACGTCGCGGTCTGTACGAGGCGCCACAACATGCAACAACTCAACGCGCTCATCAGGATTGTCGTTAGCTTTGTCGCGCACTTCCTTGCTGATGTCTTCGTCGTTAAACATCAGCGCAACTTGTCGCGCCGTGCAATCCATCTTCCGGTACACGGTATCAATGATGCCGTGTTCGTTCTCTGCGATAAACATGTCCGACAGGTGAACAGCGCGGTAACGGAAACCCTCGTCAAACTTCTCGTCAACGAACATGCCGCCCGTGCCGAAAGCGCCTAACGACAAATACCCTTCGTGCATTTGTGATGCGAAGTTGGCACGGGGGGCGTAGCGGTAATGGAACAGTGCGTTCTCTACAGCGTCAAACCATGCGGCGACCTCTGGAACGCGGGACAATTCTGGGTCACTGGTGCGAAGCGTGTGCCACCTTGCACCACGCGGCGTCAGTAAACTCTCAACAGCAGCGGCGAAACGTTCAAGGGCAAGCGCACTTGTGGCGTCATACATCTTGTCTGTGCGCTTATCGCCAGGGGTGCGGGTGCCAGTGAACTCAGAAGAACGCGGTAGCACTCTCTCTGAAATCTCTTCCCACAGGCTTTCCCATGTGCCGCGCTTACTCTTCATCCGCTCGTAGCGTTTGAAGATTGCGTCAGTGTCTTGAAAGTCCATCAGACCCCCAGCATTGTTGTTTTCTGTATCGCGCCAACATCAGTGTTGCGCGGGACGCCTTGCATGATCGTGCGCCCTTGGTAAGTACCGCCGCCCGTTGTGGACATGGCAGAACGTTGCGCCTTGTCTAAACGGGCGCCCATAGAACTCT